GGGCCTCATGGTGTCATGAGATCAGGCGACGCCGCCGGCGTTATTGGACGGGGTTTGCACCTCGTCTCGGCTGTCTATGTATTCTGGTATTTGATCTCTGGGGGTGTGCGGTGAAGGATGATTCAGCCTATAAAGGCGACGACTACAGGTACTTGATGTTCGACAAACAGTCCGTAAAAGAGATCGAGGCATGGCGTCAATTTCAGTTTGACCTTGAGATTGCGAACTATGCGATACGGAACTGGAGGATGGCATGAAGGCATTGTTTGCCGGGTTGTCTAATACCCCAAACTGGAGAACGTCCAGGCTGATGAGCGCGTGTCGCAGTTCTGGCATGGAAGTCGAGTACAATCAGCTATCGCAAAACGGTGATCTGCAAGGTTTGGAGATTGAGAATGTGTTTATAGAGCAACTGGATGAATTGCCGCCCACCTTCCCCGAGCCGGCCACTGACCCTTGGGAGGAGCAGGTATGAGCGGAAGGGATGTGTGCTCTTTTTTGATGTTTCTTGCGGCTGTCTCCTGCCTTAACGACTGCCAAAGCGCTACCCGCTTTTGGCAGGGGTTTATTGAATTTCTGAAGGCGTTGTTTTTTGCGCTGGCTGGATTCTACTTTGCTGGGCTGGTGAAGTTGCCATGAGTCGCCGAAAGCACAAAAAGATGTGGAAGAAGTTCCTGCAAGGACGAGGAAACTTCACGTTCACGATGACATGCCGTAACCCTGGGATGGGCGGGTATCTGTACGGCTTGATTCTTCCGGAGTATCCAGAATGAACTTCGTCCACCCCCTGAAAGACGCCTGGTCCAACCCGTGGTTCCTGGAGTGTGAAGTTTGCGGGGCCCTGTTGCGCGACTATGAGGCCTCGAAAAAGCATTCCCTTTGGCACGCCAGGCTGACTTCCGTCGAACCGAAACTCGGCAACTGGGACACGGTTTAATCAATCCTTCGGAAGTGGCTGGATTGATAGCATGTTGACAACGATGGACTTTCCGTTCAAGATGTAGGGGAATTGTTCTTCCTGTGATAGGTCCGCCTAACCGGGCTCTTGCCAAACAGGCCACCACCCCAATTCGGGTACTGGTGGCCTGTCTTTTTTTGCTCCCATGATTATCGCTCCTCACGAAATCCACATTCACGTCCGAGGCAATGTCATTTGCCGGAACTCCGAAGGCGAGGCTGTTCTCACCCTTGCCCCGCACGAAATCCTTGTCTTGGCCGCGAAGAACTGGATCGAAGGCCGCGCCCGCCGGGGGCGAAAGGACAGCGATGGGGTCCGCTCGATCGACCTTACTCACGTCACCCTGATCGTCGCGATGAAGCAGGCGCTCACGTTGCTCAAGCGGAAGTCGGTAAAGCAGATTCGCTCCGGCCGTGTAAAGGCCGAGGACTCAAAGACCTGGATGCAGACTGGGCCAACGTCGTACCAGCCGCACTTGCAGCGCTGCTACGCCTTCGCTGATAACGCCGGTCGCATTGGAGTGTCGCAAGCCTGATGCGATTGAACGCGATGACACTGACCCTGCTTGCCGGGGTCGCCGCCGCATGCCTGAACGCGCAGCAGCCTGACTACCGTCAGATCGCGAACGCTCCCTTGCAACTGATCTCGAAGTATCAGTTCAAGCTGGCGTCGAGCAATGTGACCAGCGGCAGCATCGCCACCGCTGGAGCCAAGACTCTTTCAGTTCGCCCATGCCCGCTTGGTGTGGCCGGGGCGAACACGAATCACTACCTTCGCATTTCCGGCGGAGTTGGCACGGCCGAGCAGGTGTTGATCACCGGCGGCACATGCACCAGTGGGGCGCCGAGCGGGACGTTGGCGTTCACCACGATCAACACCCACACCGGATCATGGACGATCACCAGCGCCACCGCCGGCATCCAGGAGTGGTTCTACGGCGCATCCACGCCGCTAAACGGGTCGCTTCCTCCTGGCTCCTCGACCCTGTACGCGAAGACCACGATGTACGGGCGCGGAGTTGGCTCCGTTCGCATTACTTGCTCCGGTAACCCAGCCTGCCAGCTATCGAGGGACTCAACGTACGCCTCTGGTGACCTGTTCCATTACGACTCCAGCATCGCCGCCGGCCAGTTGATTCTGGACAACTTCGCCATCATCAACGCCGCCGCCTTCGACAACCCATCCGGCGCCGGGATCAAGCTCGACACAACCCAGCCGAGGGAAGTCCTGATGAACGACGTGACCGTGTACAACGGGGTCAACCCGATCGTCGTCAACGGAACCGGGACGGCGATCATGACGCAGGTTTACGTGTATATCCAGAGCGGGTACACGTCTCTTCCTGGCACAGTTGGGCCTGGGATCACGCTGAACGCGGCCATTACCGACCTGATTGACTGCAAGGTATGGTGGGCCAACAAGCCAGCGGCAGGCGGCCCAGGAATCAAGATAACCAGGGCTGACGGGATCACGATCCAGGGCGGGCTTTACAGCGGTACGTATGGCATTCAGATCAGTCCATCTTCGACGAACGCGACGAATTTCATCTACGTCGACCACGCCATCATCGACGAAACGTACAGCCATGGCATCTACGTTGACTCGTCGTCGCACGCTGGTCAGATTCTTGGTCAGATCAGGATCCAGAACAGCCACTTCGCCACGCAGAATGGGGACGACGGGGCGACCGGGATCTACATCGGCAACGACGTCGCGGCGCTGACGATCTCCGGAAACAATATCAGCGGGTTCGAAGGGCCTGGCATCGTTCTAGGTGTCCCGAATTCCGTCCCCCGCGGCGCCGTCATTTCCGGCAATCACATCAATAACAACGGCCGCACCGGCAGCAGGTATGGGATTCTCATCAGCCCGACCGGGACGAGCGGTTCTGGCTCCTATGACGCCAACACGTCAATCACCGGCAACGTCATCGGTAACAATCTGGCCCTTGCGTACGGCACATCCACCCAGGAGATCGGCATCTATTTCCTCGGGTCCGCCGGCAAGTTTCGCGGGTACGAGATCAGCGGGAATGTACTGCAAGGCAACTCCGTAGGCGCGATCATCAAAGACGCTACCCCGACCGTCGAGGGATTCTCGCTTGGGTCGAATGTTGGAGTATCCGACGCCACCGCGGTCGTCGCATCGGGCTCGCTGAGCGCGTCCAACGCCGCCGCCATGTACCGGAACATTGAAGTCTCCGGCACCACCAACGTCACCAGCCTAACGCCAGTGTGGGATGGGCGGATTATCACCTTCCTGAAGACCGACTCCGGAACAGTGAACTTCACGACCGCCGGAAATATCGCCGCCTCGGCCTCGATTGCGCAGAACGGCATGCTGACCTGCCAGTACTACGCCGCCTACACGAAATGGATCTGCAAGTGACGAACTTCGACGACTTGTACACCATCGTCGGTGGGGACGGAGAGGTGCTCTGGCAGGCGCAGGCAGGCCCGCAGCAGGCGTTGTTCGACTTCACCCTGGATCCCAACATCCAGGCGCAGGAGATTCTCTACGGCGGGGCCCGTGGCGGCGGCAAGAGCGCGGCCTTGATCGCGTGGATGACGATGCACATCGACAATCCATCGTTCAAGGGACTGATCCTCCGAAAAACGAACGAGTCGCTGAAAGAGTTCATCGACACCGCGTGGGAACTGTACAAGAAAATGGGCGCCAAACAGACCGGACGCCCAACCGGTTTCGTGTTCCCGAGCGGAGCTCGCATCTACACCGGCCACTTCAAGGACGAGCGGTCGCTCGAAGACTATAAGGGCCACGAATACCACCTGATCGGCGTAGAAGAAGTCTCGCAGATCTCCAAAGAGTCGATGTACGAGCAACTCCTCGGATCGAATCGCTGTACGGTTCCCGGTATCCGCGCCCGCATTCTGTTGACCACGAACCCGGACGGCCCGGGCAACGGGTGGCTCAAGAAGCGCTTCATCAAGGTCTACTCCCGCGGTAACCTGATCGCACCGAAGACGCCATTCACCTCAACGAACAAGAAGGTTCGCGTCTTCATCCCGGCGCGCATTTGGGACAACAAGATCCTGATGGATCGTGATCCCGGGTATTACGATCAACTGGCCGGCATTGAGAACGAGGCCCTGCGCAAGGCGTGGCTAGAAGGCGATTGGGATTGCCTCGATGGTGCGTTCTTCCCTGAGTTCCGCCCGACTGGGCCGAGGGTTGGAGAACCGGCCGAGGCGAACCACGTAATCGATTCCGAGATGATCCCCGCCTGGTGCCACCGGTGGGCGTCTCTCGACTGGGGTTACCAGCATCACTCCGCCGGCTACTGGGGCGCGCTGAACGTCGATCGCCGGGTGCATGTCTACCGCGAGATGGTTGTGCGCAAGATGGCCGCCGAGGATCTGGGCGCCGAGTTCGCCAGGCGGTCACTGGTAGACCTGGACGGGCTCCAGGATCGATCGATGACGCTGTACCTGTCACACGACGCCTTTGCCGCCCGCAACGCAGGGAAGTCGATCGCCGAGCAGATCAAAACCGGCATCGAGCGTATTGTCGGCCCGGGAAGCTGCTACTTGCTCGCCAAGACGGAGGAGGAGCGAAAGCTGGAGGACGCCGACAAGGGCGCCGCACAGGCTGTATTCTCCGACCGGTTCCACGCGCAGTTCAAGAACGCGAAGATCATTCTCAAGCGCTCGTCCCAAGACCGCGTGGCCGCCGCATCCGTGGCTCGCGAGTACTTGAAGTGGCGCACCTTTATCGAGAAGGTGTCCCCGGACATGAACCACGCGAAGTCGCTGCTTGAACAGCAGAACGGACTGCAGAAGTATCAGGCCTACCTGAAAAAGTTCGATTCACAGCAGGACCTTCCTCCGCTTCCGCGTGTCCAGATCCATAGTTGCTGCAAGGTCCTGATCGACACCATTCCGCAGCTTCGCCCTGACCCGAACGACCTGGAGAAGGCGAAGAAGTTTCACGGCGATGGCGAGGACATCGGCGACGATCCCTGGGACGGCTTCAGTTACCTGCTGATGGGCGCCAGTGAGCAGCAGAACGCGCTTCCGTACGCAGAGTACATGGCGCGCGAGGTGCTGCGGCACGTCGGCAAGGACGCCGATATCAACCTGAAAATCCAGGTCGCGATGCAGGCCCATAACAAATTCAACCAGCAGGTTCACGGCTCAGTGATTGAGTCGTTTACCCGCGACAGCATGAGGTCAAGATGGCAGAACTAAACGAACTCCCGTTCCAGGTTGAGGGCCCCGGCCCGCGCAGCATCAGCGAGAAGAAGCCGGTCATCGTGCCGAACCAGCCATCCGAAGACGGCCGCATCCCTGGCTACGTCGAGCCGCATCAGCGGTGCATTTCCTGCGAGTACTTCGACGGCAACGGCTACTGCAAGAAGTACGACTCGCCGTGCGACATGGACGGTTCGTGTCCGTCGTTCGAAGAGGCCGGCGAGATGGAAGGCGAGATGGGCGGCGAAGAGGCAGAGGATGAGTCCTAATGCGCTGGATGTCGACGGCGTTCATTACGAGTTTGTTCAAGAGGGACCATTCGTCCTATCCGTTACCCGTGATGGACAGCCAACCGGACTCGCTATGCAGTACAACCGAGCCCCGAGCGATCGCGAGCGAATCGACTTTCTGGCGCAAGTGCATCGAAATCTTTCACTGCCGCCGGCTGGCTGAACTTGAGAAGGATCTGAGAACCGAGCGCGAGGCCCGCCTTTTGCTCGAAGGACAAGTAACGGTCCAGAGGTCGGAGATCGAGCGCTGGTCGCAGATGGCCGAAGACGCCATTCGCAACGAGCGAATTGTTTACCAAACCAGAATGAACGTGGACATGCAGCAGAAATACGGGTTCGCCATGTTCCCGGATGCGCCGATGATCCCGAGCGAGATGTATTCCGACGCTCGCCCGGCGCAGATTGAACCCGACTACGTGAGTGCGCGTTCACTGCAGGCCGAGAAGGTCAGCGAGTTTTTCACCCGCGGCAAGCAGCTTCACAGCAAGGCCACCTCCTAATGCTCATAGTCGACGGATCTCCAGAGCAACTCGACCCGCAGCAGCTTCTTGCTGAGGTTGGCGAACCACTTCGCCAAACCATCTACAAGGAGCTTGAGTTGCCCGTGGAGGCCAACCGCCAGGCTCAGATTGCGCTCGCCAAGCGCAACTACCTGTACATGGAGGGGAAGCAGTACCTCGCCCCGCAGTGGTCGTCGGACGGACGCTCCTGGGACTGGGTTCCTGTGGCGTCGGACGAGAAGAACGGGAAGAAGCGGAAGTTCGCCTCCGTCTACAACATCATCCGCGCTGATGGCGCCAAATTCATTGCCGTCGTCGGCCAGCGTCCGCCCAACATGAAGGCCGTGGCAGAGGACCCGATGCTGGTGGACCAAGTGAACTTGGCCACTGATGCCAACACCGCGGCCATGCTCCTGCACAAGCAGTGGAATCTCCGCCGGCGCATGAAGGAAGTGGCGTTCTACCTGTGGTCGACGAGCGCCGTGTTCTTTCACACGCAGTACGTTGCCGACGCCGCCCGGTTTGGAACTGTCGACGTACCGAATATCGAGACTCGGCCTGAGATTCTGCGACCGGAAGGAATGCAGTGCGAGGTGTGCGGAGAAATCGGAACGCAGCTTCAATGCCAGGCCTGCGGTTATCAGCTTAACCCGCTCTCCTATCAGGATGCGCTGAGCGTAGAAGTTCCGTACGTGAGCGGACAAGAGAAATTCCCGCGCGGTGAGGTTTCGCTCGACATCCTCACCACATTCGACGTCGGAGTTCCGTTCGGGGCGAGAACGCTCGCCGAGTGCGACTGGTTGACGCACGACTCCATGGACCCGGAGTACCTCCTGAAGTCCATGTACGGATTGACCGAGATCCCGCTCATCGGGCAGGAGAATGAACGCGGCTCCGTGACCGATGCGCAACTCGCGAAAGAAGCCATCGAGTCGCCCAACGGGGTAGCGTGCTTCGACAAGACAAACGGCGTCCTGCACAGCCGTAAGTTCATCCGGCCAACGGTATACCACGCCCTTCCGGCGTCCGCCAGGTCGATCATGCAGAAGCACTACCCGAAGGGCGCCAAGATCACCATCGTCGGCGCCAAGGTAGTCAAGATCGAAAACAAGGCGATGGACAATTACTGGGCGGTGTGCAAGACCGGAACTGGGCCGAAGATTTCCGACGAGCCGCTTTGCCAGTCAGTTGTCCCCGTCCAGGACGACTTGAACGACTTCATCAACATGGGTCGCGAGACGATGCTTCGCGCCATACCGAAGACGTTCGTCGATGGCAGTCTGCTTGACCCGCAAGCACTGAAAGAGAACGAAGCGCTAATTGGCGAGATCATTCGCGTAAAGCTCGGCACAGGTCAGTCAATCGGCTCACTGATGGGGCACCTGCCAGTGGCGAAGCTCAATGAGCAGACCATCCCATTCGGTAACTGGATGCGCGAGTTTAGCCGCGAGGCCGATGGCGTTCAGCCGGCAATCTACGGCGGCGGAACCCCGGCGAACACGTTTCGCGCCGAGAACCAGCGGAAGAACCAGGCGCTCATGCAACTGCAGCCCCCATTCGAGGAGATGCAGGAAGCTGCCCGTGTCGCCACGAAGAACGGCGTGAAAGAGTACGCCCGATTCGGCGTCGGCCGCGTGAAGGTGGCCAGCCGCAATCCGATGACCCCGACGCGCCACCTGCAGCTTGAAAACCTGCAAGAGGACGGGTGGGACATCGAAGCGGATGAATCGGCACCGGTGACGTTGAGCGAGAAGCAGGATCGCGTGGCCGCGCTGTCGCAGGAAAACCCGGACATGGCCGCGGCGCTCGGGTTCAGTGACCCGATGAACACCGAAGAGATGCAGCGCATGTTTGGTGTTGACGGTCTGTATAACCCGAATGTGATGAAGCGCAAGAAGGCGCTCGACACGATCCAGATATTGCTGCAGGAAGTTCCGATTGACGACTTCGACATGATGACCGGGCAGCCAACGCGCATCCCGTCGCAGATGCCGGATCCGTTTGAGTTCCAGGATGCGATGTTCATGTCGATCGTATTCCATGCCTGGGTCCTGTCGGACGCTGGCCAAGAGTTCGCAATTCAGAACCAGCAGGGATTCGAGAACGTGAAGCTGTTCGGCGGTCAGTTGGACCTGATGGCCAACCCGCCAATGCCGATGGGGCCGCCGCAAGAAGACGGCCCGCAGGCACCCAAGGACGCAGGCGCTCAAGCACCTCCGCCAGAACCACCGGCATCCCCGATGCCGCCGATGTAACCCACCCAAAGCTGAATAGCGAAGGAACAAATGTCAGAAGAAATGTTTACCGGCTCCATGCCGGAAGCGATGGTTGACGCCATGTTTACGGACGATGCGGCTGCTCCGGTTGCAGACGCTCCGCAGGAGGCAGAAGTTGTTGAAGCTGCCGAAGCGCAGCCGGCGGAAGCGGAAACCGTAGAGCAGGTCGAAGAGGCTCCTGCGGTTGAGGACCCCGGCTCCCCGGCGGAACCGGCTGAGCAGGCCGCCGAGCCCGCTGACTCCGAGATTCCGGAAGGAGTCACGGTTCGCGAGCGCGGCGGTAAGAAGGAATGGGTGTACCCCGAGGACCGCGGGCGCAGCATCTACGAGGGCTACAAGCTGGCCAAGCAGGCCGAAGAGGTACTCGGCGAGCCCGTCACCCCAGAGTCACTGGCAGACCGGCAACAGGCGCACGAATGGCTGCAAAACCAGCGTATCGACGCCATCTCCCCAGACCCGCGCGACCAATCGAACGTATTCCGCAACATCTTCCGCGAGGCCGCCGAGGCCATTCAGAACGGCGAGATTGGCCACGACCCACTGGAGACGATTGGCGAGTCGTTCATGGATACCCTGCGCGCCGTGGCGCCGGAGCACTACGAGCAAACCGCGAATGCGGTAATGCTCAGCCGGGTTCAATCCCTGTACTCGGAAGCGGCCAAGCCGGGCAACGAAAAGTTGCTGCGGTCCCTGCAAAACATCGAGCACCACTTGACCGGCAAGTACACTCCCGACGACAAGGTGATGCAGCAGAAGGTGGACCCTGTAGCCAGCCGAGAAGAGGCGTTGAATCGCCGCGAGCAGGCCATCCAGAATCACGCTCGTCAGCAGCAACAGCAGCAGCTTCGCGCGTGGCACGAAACCACCAAGACATCCATCGTTGAGTCCGTTAAGTCGGTACTCACGGAACAAATTCCTGACGCGGTAAAGAGCGCGTTCAAGGCGTTGCCGAACGGCGATCAGCGCATCAGCAACACCATCAAGCTCCTCGATATTGAAGTGCAGGCGGCGATCAAGGGCGACCAGAACTGGCGCACCCAGAACGCCAATCTTTTCAAGCAAGCAGAAATGGCCCCCTCTGAAGAGAGACGCGCGGCCATCAAGCAGCAAATTATTCAGCGGTATCAGCAGAAGACTCGTCAGGTGATGGCGGCGAAGGCCAAGAGCATCATCGACGCCGAGTCTCTGGGCTTGCAGAAGGCCAATGCCGCAACCAAAGAACGCATGCTGGCAGGGCAGGGAAACAAGAGTGTGCCAGGCGCTTCACAGCCGGCTCCTCGCCGTATTCCCGCCGATGCCGCATCCAGTGGAAGCTGGGCAGATTGGATCGAATCTGCAATCTGATCCCTCGCTTCTGAGGATTTTCAATCATGGCAACAGATGCTCTTTTCGCGCAATCTGAAGTCGTAGGCAAGAAAATGCCGGAGTTTTTCGGCAAAGCCTACGTCGCTCTCAACAAGATGAAGAAGGCCGGTGACGTCGAGCGTGTCGGCGAACGCGACTTCCGCGCTCCGTTCTTGACGCAGACCGGTGGCCGCACCGGCACGTTCTCCGCCGATGGCGGTGCGTTTGGCCGCGGTACCCACGCCAAGGGCGGGGTGTTCACGCAGACCTACTTCCCGCTTCGCATCAACTTCGAAATGTCGCAGTTGATGATCGATGCCACCGCCAACCCGGAAGTGTCCCGCCTGAACGCCTTCAAGCGTGCGATGAAGGACGCGATTCCCGAGTTCGCGCTGTTCTGCGATCAGATGTGGCACGGCAACGGCACCGCCATCATCGCGACCGCCGTCAGCCAGTCCACGGTGTCCTCGAAGACCGTCTACGTCATGAACACATCCGGCGCCTGCCGCAAGCTGCGCGTCGGCCAGTACGTTCAGGTGTATGACACCTCCGGCACCGCCCTGAACTCCGGCACGGCTGTCTACATCGAGCAGATCAACTTCGCGACCCGCTCGGTGTACCTGTCGGCTCTCATCGCCTCCGCCGCCAGCACGGACACCCTGTGCATTGACGGCGCGACCGGTTCCTCTCCGACCGGGCCGAACGGGCTGAAGTACTTCCACGACTCCAGCACCTCCGGCTCCACTCTTGGCGTCGCCCGGTCGACGAACTACGAAGTTGTCTCGAACTCCGTTGCCGTTGCCGGTGTCCCGACGTTCATGAGCGGACAGCAGTTGATCGACCAAATGTTGGAGCGCCGCAAGGCCCTGCCGACCGGCATGAGCTGGCTGGCCAGCGAAAAGCAGAAGTCCAACCTGTACGCCAACGTGCAGAACATCGCCCGCTTCGACATGAACGGCGGCGGTGGCAAAGCTGGCTTCGCTTCGGATCTGAATAGCACGGCCGGTTCCCTGGAGTTCAACTACTGCGGGTATCCCGGCATGGTTGACCCTCACCAGGACAACGACCGCATGGACCTGGTTGCGTTCAGCGATTGGGGCCGCGTCCAGATCAAGGACGTTGGCTACTACGAGATGAACGGCAACCGGTTCTTCACGCTGTACGGCGCCGATGGTTCGCCCTCCGCGAACACCTGGTTCGGGCTGTACCTCCTGGAGAACTACATCTGCCGCAACCCCGGTAACGGCGGATACCTCTCGGGTCTGACGCTGCCGACGTACTAAACCTCAAGCGACGCGAACAACTGGGGCAGGCCTGAAAACCTGCCCCGATTTTTGGTACCCATGAACGACGAACAACGCAAGCAGATTGACGCACTGAACGCCAAGTACTTCACTGAGTTCGGCATCGCCCCGGATGGCCGGCTGAAGTACCGCTGGATGCGAACCGACGAGATGCCCATCGAGTTTGGGCGCGTCCTTGATTCGAAATTCGACCAGCAGTCTAAGCTATGGGTTGCCAGCCGCACATACAAGCGGCGCACCTTTGCCGAAACCTACGGGCAAGGCCTGTGCTGGACCATCGCCTACCTGGAGCCGGCTGTTCCGCATAGCGTTTGGCTGGCCAAGCACGGCACGGCAATCCCGTGGCCATCCAACGGCTACTACCGGCCCGTTGACTGCATTGCGCTCCACATCGACACGCTTCCGGATGACGACATTTCGATGCGCGCGGCATTCAATATCCGCACCGCTCTCGGGATCTTCTCCAAGGGGGTCGAGGCTGTCGAGAAGCAGGACCAATCCGCGGTATCTGACGAGTTGGGCCGTCGAAAAGAATCTCTCCGGAAAGAAGTCGGCGACATGATCGACGACGCAACCCCGGCATTCCAAAACAACCCTGGCGGGAAATCACACGTTTCCCTTCCGTCCTGAATAGGAAAACAGAATGAAAAAATTTACGATCATTTCGCGATGGCCGATGCCTCTCACAGAGGATCGCCCGCGCCAGAAGCCGCGCAAGACATTCACGATCGACGCCGCACCCGTTGATGGCTTTTCGACCCTGGAGGTAACGCAGCAGACCGAGAACTGCTACATCGCCGCCGACCAACACATGGAGCTCGTCATCACGGCCGAGGAACTGGCGAACGATCTCGTCCAGGCATTCGGGAAACTGACGTGCGGGAACGAAGGCATGATTGGCGTCTGGGCAGTCGAAGGCCGACCGTCTGACGAAGAGATCCTCAATAGCGAGCAGTTCCGCCAAGCCGGTGCCAACCAGGAAGCGCTGATGCAGAATCTCGTTCGTGAGGCCCGCTCGCTACACAAAGACACCGGCGGAAAGGGCATTTGCGAGAAGCATCACGTCGCTGCCAAGTACCTGAAGATCGAAGGCGACGAGTGGCAGGGCTCCACGATGTCCAGGTCCGCCACTCAGGAGTGCCAGTTCTGCAAGTCGTACGTGCCTTCCGGCGCCGTCATCTGCCCGAAGTGCACCAACATTATTGACCCCGCTGGGCATGTTCGCTTGAAGCGCGCAATGGAGGCGCAGATCAATGCGATTGAGCAGCAGTCCACGCTTCCATCCGATAACGGTGGATCCGCCCTTCGGCCCGCGCTCAAGCCTGCCGTGAAGAAGGAACTGGTACCGGCGTAACATGATCCCCTCCGTCGCTGAAGTCAACACCCTCGTAGGCTCCTTGCTGGGCGACCCGAATCTGCGAAAGTTCACTGCCGCCAAGCAGCAGCCTTTCCTGGAGGCGGCGTACGAGGAGTTGGCTGGTGAGATGGCGCGGTACCACATCCGCAAGCAGCGGCGGGCGGTGTTGTACACGCTCCCGCAGGGCACCACCTCACTCACCCCGGCGACGGCATCGATCACGAATATGGGCGAGGTAGTGAAGCTGGAGGAGCGCTCCTACTCCTCCAGCGATCGCTACACCCTCGTCACCGAGGTCGATGCGCTCCCGCAGCGCTCCATGCAACCGAAGCTAATCGACTACGAGTGGTCGAACGACACGTTCAACTTCGTAGGGGCGACGGCCGCAATCGACCTTAAAATCACGTATTACGATTCCGGATCCGCACCGACGAGCGGATCCCTTGGCATCGATGGGTGCAAGAACTTCCTCGCCCACCGGATGGCCGCCTTGGCCGGAATGCCTGCCGGGAACGTCGACCTGGCTATTCGCTACGACCGCATGGCCAGGGGAGAGCGGCTGGATAACGGTGGCGGGTTCATTCACTCGCTCATCCAGGCAATGATCACGTCGGAGCAGAAAACACAGATCCAACTGCCCTGCTACCAGGCAAGCAATTCGACTCCCATGATGGGCGCCATGGGACTCGTGGTTGGATCGGGAGGTGGTGGCGACTTGGGAGCACCGACAGAGACGGTATTGACAGGCACCATCGACGGAGCCAACGACATATTCACGCTTGGTGCCGCTCCAGTGCGGCTGTTCCTTTTCCTGAACGGAACGCTGCTTTCGGACGGCATCGGCTACACGCTTTCCGGCTCCACGATCACCATGGCAGCCGGCTACATTCCTCAGAGTGGCGACACGCTGCGCGCTGAGGTGTGGTAATTCCATGCCGGGGTCGCGCCCGGCCGTAATGGCTTCAACCAGTTCGTCCCGTAAGGGCGGAGGAGAAAAGTATGGCTGTTGAGAATCTTGAAATTCGAAATAAGCGGGCGGCAATCAACTCGAATGTCGGTCCCGTCCTTGAGCGGCGAACCACCGTCTCGGTCACAACCGCGAGCGCGGTAACATACACGGCGGACCAAGTGTTCGGCGGGCGCATTGAGCGCGACCCGAACGGATCCGGCCGAACGGACGTTCTTCCTACCGTCACTCTCCTGGTGGCATACCTGCGCGGCAAGGCTGGAGAGGTTGGGGTGACTCTTCCTGCGACTGTCGTGTTCCCGTTTGTCATCGAGAACAAGGCCGATGCCGCCGAGACGATTACGCTCAGCGGCGGAACCGGCGGGACCGTTGCTTCCGGGCACACGATGACGATCGCGCAGAACAACTCGAAGCGGTTTGAATTGACGATTCTGACGACCCCCGGGTCGGAAGCCTACGTCATCCGCAACCTGGGCACCTACCTCACCTAATGGCGCTGGAAGGTCTTACAAAGCACGGAATCACTGGCCCTCGTGGCCCGTGGACGCGGCTGGACAATCGTCCAGTGCCGCGCGACCGCGGGTCACTGGCCAAGAATGTTCGTTTCGAAGTCGGACGGGCAATAACCCGCGACGGCTTCGCTAACGATTTCTCCGTCGCTGGTAAGATCACCAGCTTCTACCACTGGATCACCAACGAATCCGGCATCGAGATCAACCGCATCATCTACATGGAGAGCGGGAACACGGTCAAGATGCGCAACATGGTCGACGGCTCAACGGTCACTCTCTACACTGAGGCTGGCCGTTCAGCGGTTCCTGCCGAGGCCGGCTCCAGGCTGTATATCCCGTCCAATACGACGGCAGGTATTGGCGCCTCGAAAGCGCGAGTGGTGAACGCATTGATCGGAGGAAGCCCATCTGATTATGCGTTCGCTGGGCCAATGACAACCCTGCCGGTGATAACTGAGACTGGCGCCGGGCAATGCACCGCCGGCGACCACCTGTTCGGGTACATCCTGGAAACCAGGTCCGGGTTTACCGGCAAGCCTTCGCCGTTCACATCCGGCGTATTCGCTCCTGTTTCGGCCACGATCACGAGCGGCGGCCGGGCGCTGAATATGGCGGTGTCGGCGACTACCCCGAGCGATGCGGCCTACCTGCACCCGATCATGACGCGGCGCGATAACCCGAACCGGTGGTACTTCGTACCCGATGCGAGCGTTGCCATCCCAGCCGGCGCGGTGTGGACGGCCAACATGACGATCGACATCTCGGACGAGGATCTTGCCGACTCCGCCGAGGAAGTGTCCGAAAACTTCGACTACCTCACGCAGGATTCGAGCGGGAACGGTCCATTTAACCCATTCAAGATCGTCGAAGTCGGGCAGCGCATGATGTACTTGACCCCGCAGCGCGCCTACATTTCGGACCCGCAGGATTATCAAGTTCTGACCGAGATTGAGCACGGCGTGTCCCTCCCCGGGCAGCGGCTCATCGTCAGCGGGTTCACGATTCGCGATAATGTCTACCTCCTTGGCCCGTCCTGGACGTATTCAGTGTCCGATAACAATGAGCGTCCTCGTTTTTGGGGGCAGCCGGAACTGGTGTCCGGAGCCATTGGCACGACCGGGAATAACTGCGTGTGCTGGAGAACCGGCGGAGACTACGCATGGGTGGCGAACTACTCTGGCCTCTACTTCTTCAACGGTCAGTATGAGGACAAGCCGTCGAGCTACATGGTTGACGCAGAGTGGCGCCGAATCAACTGGGCCGCCGCCTACGCGATTCAGATGGCCGACGACTACGTGAACCAGCGGCTACTCGTGGCGGTGCCTCTGGATGGGGCGACAGAGCCAACGCATCTGTTCGTGTTTGACTACGCTCGCGGGTACAAGTGGGGTGAAGTTGATTTCTCGATCGATACCCTGCTGAGCAATTTCTCTTCCGTTGGCTTGGTGCGGGACCGGCTTACCGGCCGAACTGAGGTGTGGATTGGGCCGGCGGCGGCCGGAAACATGCTTCGGCAACAGGCCGCACTTCGCGAAGACGCAGGATCCGCGATTGACTCCCAGTACGAAACCTCGCTGATTGTTCCCAGGGCCTCGAAGTGGAAGCATATGAAGCTCGGGTATGTGGAGTTACTGGTGGCCGGATCCGGAACGCTGAACGTGACGGCGTACGGAGTGAACCACAACTACAGCGAGACTCTTGAGACGATCGCACTCGCCGCGGAACCGGACGGCGATCCATTAATTGGCGCCGATCTTAACGACGAGAATTTCTCGATCCTCCTGCGTACGAATGCAGTTGGGGCATGGTTCGATGTGAGCGAAATTAACGCCTATGTGTCGAACTGGATGCGGAGCACGCTATGAGCCTTCAGTCGATTGCTCAAGGATTGCGGGGGACTCGCGACAAGACGTTCAACGAAATCGCCGATGCTCTGCGCGAGATCACCAGCGCATTCTCGAATACGTACAGGGATATGGGCTGGTTCGCCATTAATGAGAAGTCGAGCGGGCTTCGCAAGGATGCCATTGAATCACCGTTGTTCCGGGTGATTGGCGGGAACAAAAACGACATTTCAATCGCTGAAATACGGTCTCTGGATGGGAAGTTTGTCATCCTCCTGGATGCATCGCAAACCCAGGGAATTATCAATATCGAGAGCAGGAATCCTGCGGTTGGCGAAAGCATGCAGTTGACGCCAAACACGATAAATATAACCGACATCGACGGTCAATTGCTGTGCGCTATATCCGCCTCCCAGGACGCATTGGGGAGCGACTCAACCTTGATCATCGGGCAATCCGACAACGGGGACTCCAACTCTTTTTCGATCGAATCAAACCCAGCGTGGGCTCGAATTGTGAACACGTACAAGGATCCGACTGGAGGAGATACGATAACGTCTCTCCAGTCAGAGGAGTCCGCTGGAACGCTTTCCGTGAAAAAGGGCCCTGATAACGAGGTAAATGTGGCGGTCGACGCCGCCGCTGTGGTTGTCACGATATCCGACATTGCGCACAACACGACGCTGAAGCCGGAGAGTGTGGCTACGCCTCGCCTGGCGGTTGGAACCACGGCTCCGGCCACTGACGGCCACGCGGTCGTAGCGACGTTTCTTGGCACCGGCGGGGCTACGGCGCCATCGGCTGGAGAGAGCCTACGCGTGGGCGGCAACGGCCGCGTCAACGGCAATCTGGGGATCGGGATGAACCCAGCAAGGGCCCTGGATATCACCGGAGACGTCAAGGCCACTGGATCGCTTGAGATCGATGGGGCGGCGCAGTTCGACTCCACTGTCACAATCACGCCGCTCGCATCCGGAGAGGTACTGGTTGGGCAAACCGCGGGCACGCTTTCAACGGTCAGCCCGGCCGCCGCTCGATTCCTTCTTGATGTGTACACAAAGGCCGAGGTCGACGCCGCTATCGCCGCTGCCATTTCCGCGATCGTGGTCGACAACGCTCTCGTCGGGACACCGGAAGAACACTCGCACAGTTTGTCCTGATATCCACCGCATTTGGCACGGCTGCACGGACTACCGGCAAGCACGGCCTAACCGCAACGCTCAAAACAAAGGAATTGTAATGCCGACCATTTTTGACAATATTCTCTCCAGCCAAGGCATAGACGCCGAGGCGAAGTACGCTTCGACGTACGAAGGAATCGCACGAGAGCACCTGGCGTCCATCAATCAGGCCAAGGCGTTTATCGCCCAGTGCATTCAGCCGATGGCCAATGAGTACAATCGCGGCCCAATCAACGACCCGCAGATTTTCGCCGACCCGACCAACTCCGGCGCCGTGCAGGACAAGCTGATTCCGGTCGAGCAGATGTTGGCCGATGGCTTCCCATCCGACAAGCGGTGCTGCCTGATCTTCGTCTTTGAGGGTCCAAAGGAAGAAACCGATGAGTTCGAGGGAGACGACTCGATCATCAATGTCGCGGCGGCCGTCCGCATGTACTTTGGTACCAAGACGACCGCAGCCAACCATCTCGGCCTATGGGAAGAGATCATCCGCCGGCGCGTCGTCAATCCGCCCGCTCCGGTTGAAGAAGTGAAGCCGGATCCGGCCCCGAACTTCGATCCGCCTCCCATTCACGGCCACAACGACGACGGAACCCCCAAGAAACGCAAGTAGTGCGAGGTGGCCGCAGGTTACGCTTGCGGCCACTTTACCGAAAGGATGTGATCGATGCCGCGACTCGACAGAAACACACTCAACATCCCGCCATACATTCAAATCACCATTCACATACTCTGCGTTATCTTCTACAACGCCAACGGCCAAGGATTGGTCCAGGACGAGTACACCGCCAAGTGGATTACGACGATCATTGGCAGCTCGCAGTCAGTCCTTGGAATCTATGGAGTTTTCACCACGCCCCCCACATCCGCAAAGCCGTCGTCGCCTAGCGGGAAGCGCTGACGCTTACGTTCAGCGAGGAGCAAGCAGACTTATGCAAGAATCGACGTTCCCAGAACAGCTACTACTCATGTCAGACGAAAAAAAATGGGAAATGCTGATCCACCTTTTGCAAGAGCAGAACGGCAAAATTGAGCGCATCAGCGAAAAGTTAACGCAGTCTGTTTTCGACCAGGAAAACATGGCCAACGACATTGCCGAGATCAAGGCGGAGTTGAAGGCGGCCAAGGACAAGATCACGGAATTTGAGAGGCTGCGCATCATGGCCAACGGCATGTACGCGGCACTGCTGGCCGGTGGCGGAATTATCGCCTGGGGCGCGTCGAAGGTTTGGGAACAGTTCACGAAGCACTAAGGGAGATTTATGGCGACTCAATTTGCAAGTCCACAGCCAGCCGCAATTCCGCGCCGGCGCCGCGCTCCATCCTACGAGCGCAGTCCGATCTATCCGCAGGTTGAGTCGCAACAAGAACAGCCGCAGGCGGAATACAGCCCAGCCGATCCGACAGATCAGTTCGGCGGAGAGTATGGCTTGGAAGCGTACAACAAGACTTCCGCCGCGCAGCCGTCCGGGTACGCCCGATACACCGGCACCAACCTGAACGACATGATCTCCAATGATCGCGACCTGGCACTTGGCCGCGGCGACGAACTATTTCAGAACGCGAAGGATCGTCGCGCCGACGAGTCGCAGGTTCGGTCCAATTACCGCGCCTACGGTGACGAGGTGTATGACCCGCTGATCGGCGGCCGTGGAGGGTACAGCCCCCAAGAGCAGTCCGACATCATGGGCAACGACTTTGGGTTCATGACTGGGCAAGATGGATACGATTCCAATTTCATGACCCAAGATGAGCAGAACCAGGTGCGAGGAAACCCTTGGGACCGGGCCGCCTACTTCAACCCGGAGGACATGGTTCGGCAGAACAACGAGAGCGCCGGGTACCAGCGAAACGCCGTGAATCAGATGGAAGCTGGCCTGAACGAGTCCATCGACGGCGAAAAACTTGGCATGTCGGGAGACTACAGCCGAAGCGTTGACTCGACGCTGCAGGGGACCGCGGCGAATGTACGTGGGGCCTATGACCCGGCTGCGCTGCGTGCCGACCGCACCTCGCTCGACCGTATCCGCATGACTCCCGAGGAGGAGCAGGATATCGTCACGAGCGCCGGGATTTCAGGCGGGATGAAGTATCGCGCCGGCGCCGGAGAGCTTGACCGCCGGTCGCGCGCTGCTGGAATCGACCCGGTTGGAGCAGGAGCGCTACGCGGAAGGTACATGCGAGAGGGTTCCGCTGCTTCGGCCGACGCGATGACCAACGCTCGCGTAACTGCCTCTAACGCCCGCGCCGGGCGCGAGGGAAGCGCCGAGAGTCTGCGTATGGGCGGAGAGCGCACCGCTGCCGACATCGGAACCGGAACCGAGATGGCGCTTGGCAACCAGGCCTTGAACGCCAACACAACTCGCGAGGGTATCCGGATGGGCGCCCAGCGTGATATCTCGAACCGGATGAGTGATCGAGCAACGACCATTGGGCAGACTCGCGTCGGCACGGAGCAGGGAATCAATGCCCAACAGCGGCAGCAGAATCAGTACAACTCCTCTGCTGGAACAGCGCTCGTTACCGGAATTGAGCAGGACACCGCCGCCCGCGCTCGCGACATTGCCAACAATCGGCAGACGACGAACCGTACAAACCAGAATCAGCAGTTCCAGCAGGGCATGACTCGGAACGAGGCGCTTTCCGGTCGCGCAACTCAGGTGGCCGGCGCACGGCGGCAGGATGCGCAGGAGGGCCGCGGATACATTCGCGAGCAGGCCGGCGTCGCCAACCAGAACTCGCAGAACGAAGCGAACCGGCAGGCGCAGATTTACGCGACGCAGGGCCAGTTGGCTCAAGGGACAACTGCCGCGCAGCAGCGCAAGGATCAACAGCCCAAGTGGTGGGAAAAGATCATCGGTGCCGGCGCTCAGGCGGCTGGAGCATGGGCGGGAGGTAACTAGCCATGGCAAAGTGGTACGAGAATTTGGCTAAGTACGGCGGCGCAGCAGCCCGTGGATTCGGAGAGGGTGGCGGTATTGGAGCCGGCATTGCGGTGACCGGAAGCCTCCTAAAGAAGCGCAAGAAGAAGAACAATCTCATCGGCACCGGTACGGAATCAATGGGCTCCGACCCGGGCGGCGAGACTGAAGACATGAAGCCGTACGTCTACGGGCAGGAGGACTGGTAATGCCACTGGCACGAGTTCCAGGAATGCGGCAGCCGAGCAGCAACCTTTCCCCGGAGGAGTTGTCGGTCTGGGATGAGGGCGATAGCTACTCGATTCCTCCGCCCAACATGCGCGATGCCAACGACGACATCGACACCGTTCAGGGAGCGCCACGAGCGGCAACGGCGTTCGACCGCTACAACGAGTCCGTTCGGCGCAGCGCCGAGCACGCGAAGACCGCGCCTCGGGAATCCGAGTTTCGCCCCAATAAATGGCAGCGCTTGGCCGCCGCCGGAGCAAACTTTGCCGCCGGGTACGTGAATGCCGGTGGCCGCACGCGCGTTGATCCTGGCGCCATGCAGGCCGTGAACAACTCACTCCTTCGCCCGGGCTACGATCGCGCGCAGCAGAAATGGCAGGAGCAGGGCAGGGTACTGCAGGCTGATGAGCGCGCGACTGGCATGGAAGCCCAGAGCGAGGCGGCGCAGACGAAGCGCCAGATGGACATGGAGCGCGCCGAGGCGTACAAGAAGGCGCAGGCGTCGAGCGCATCGTACAACTCGGCACGAGAAAAGAAGCTGGGAGAGGATCCTTGGAGGGTAAGCCCGAACGGGAAAGTTCTCTATAATGGCGCCGGCGAAACGAAAAACCTTCCGCAGGATCCAGGCAAGCCGCCAACGCCGAGCGAATCGGAGAAGATGAAGGCTCGGATAGACGGTCTAAAGCCTCCCGGGTTCGATAAGTTGACGCAGGAACAGCAGACTACGTGGATGGCCACTGGTCGCATTCCTGCCGCTCCGCGCCCGCGCGCCACCGGCGGCCGGAGCCGAGAAGATCGGGCTCGCGTTGGCACCCCTGGGCAGTTTCGAGGAGTTGAGAAAGAAAAGCAGGTCGCGCTATCGAAAGCCGAGGCGGCATACCGAAAGGCGATCGCAACCGAGGGCGTTGATAAGGTTGCCGCTCGCGCTGAGCTTGAGGCGGAGAAAGAGCGCATCATGGGCGCGTACGACGCCGGAGTGGAAACTCTCGGCGGAAGCGTGGTCCCCCGCGGCGCAAAGCCTGCGGCACCCCCATCGGCACCAAAGATCCCTCCCGGCGCCAAGACCGCCACGAACAAGCAGACCGGACAGAAGATGTGGTTCAACGAGCAAACTAAGCAATGGGCTCCTCTGTAATCCCGCCTCCTCCAGGGTTCGAACTGGACGACGAGACTCTTCCGCCGCTGCCTCCAGGCTTTACGCTGGATGCGGCTCCGGCTGGTCCCGCCGTTCTCCCATCGGCGCCAAAGACGTCTCCTGGCCCTTCCATGCAGCAAATGGACTGGGTTCGCGAGCAAGCGCGCCGCACGCCTCCCCCGCCACCTCCCCCGGTAGCCGCGGCACAGGCCCCGTTGCGTCAACCCGCACCGGTTCCGCCGAGCCCCCTTCGCCCCCCGGCGTCGGCAGTCCAGCCCGAAGCACCCGGCAAGATAGAGCCGACAGTGGTGACTTCGCCTACTGGGCAGTTGGCCGCTCCGGTTCCAGGTCGGATTCCTGGCATGGAAAGGCTCGGCGGCAAGGCCCCTGGGGTGCCGCGCCCGTCGCTTCCGCAGGTTGGACAGCCGCCCGTCGCTCGCCCGCCCATGGAAGAGTACATGGGCCCACGCTCCGACGAGTACGTGATCGCCGATGATCCGACCATTCCGGCATTCGTGCGCGGCGCATCCGGCGCGACGCTTGGATCAGTTGGTGGAATCATGAAGTCCATCGGCGAATCCCGCAGTGGTAGCGCTCGCCCGCTGGCCAGTGGTCCAAACTTCGCTGGCCTCCCTGGGTCCGCCGAACAGACGCCCGCCGGTTCAGTGATGCAGCGCATGGGCGACGCTGCCTTGGCGGCCGACGATAGCGTTCAGGCCACGTTTGCGCGCGACGCCTCCATCAAGAACTTCATGGATGACCCTGGCGGAGCGATGTCGGATCCGCGATGGTGGATGGACTCGACGTTCTCCGCCGCCGGTTCAATGCTGCCGATGCTGGCCACTGGTGCCGGTACGGGCGCTGGCATCAGCCGGGTAGCGGCCAGTCGCTTGATTGCGCCAGAAGTCGGGCAGGCAGCCGTGCAGTACGGCCCGTCCGTCGCCGCGGCACTGACTGAGGCGACCCAGGTATACGGCAACACCTACGGCGAGGCTAGAAAAGCTGGCCTCGATCCAGAGCTCTCCCGCGAGGCAGCGGCACTCGTTGCGTCCGTCACCGGGCTTACCTCGATTCCGGCGCACAAAGTCGGCATCTTCAACGATCAGATTCGGTCTATCGGGCGACGTCTGGCCGCCGGGTCCATGGCGGAAGGTGGGCAGGAAGGCGTTCAAACGTGGTGGGAGAACGTCGTCGCGAAGAACTTCTACGATCCCAACCGTCCGCTACTCCAGGGCGTGCCGGAGGCCGTGGTTGGCGCTGGTATCGTTGGCGCCGCCACTGGCTCGCATGGAATCAATGAGCAGACTCCAGCCGCTCCTACGCCTGAGATGCAGCAGGAGTTCGCCGGGCTTGAGCGGGAGAACCGCAGGCCGACATTTTCTCCCCCTCCGAGTGGGGGTGGATCCGTTATTCCTCAACAAGTTACGGGTTCAACTTTCTCCCTATCTCCCCCTGTTTCTCCCCCTGTTTCTCCCCCTTACCAATCCATCGTCCCCGCGCCGCCGCCGGGATTCGAAATCGACGTACCCCCGCCCGCACCCCGCATCGACCCAGCTGACGCCCCCGCCATCGCGCCCCCGCAGGCGGAAGTAGCCCCGCTGCCTCCGCCTCCCGCCATCCCGGAAGTCGAGGCTCGGCCCGGCGCCAATTCTGCCATTGAATTCAACGACATAGAAGAGAATCAGGCTCCCTTGCCCGGCGGGGATGAATCGCCGATTTCGCCTATCGAAGTTCCCGCACCGGGGCCGAGGAAGGAGGTGGTCCAGCCGGAATCTGTCGACGCTGCGGCCCCGGTGGCGGATTGGAACGAAAGAAGCTACCAAGACGCGCAAGACAGAATTGATGCATTTGAAAGTGAGTTGGAGAAGAAAGGCGTTAATCTAAGCCGCCTACTGTCCCGAGACATGGACCTGTCGATTATGCCTCCGGATTGGTCTTATCAACCGCAGGAACTATCCGACCTATATAAGCAAAGAGACGCTATCGGCGAGTACGAAGACTCGATGCTTAGAAGCGAAATAGGTCGTCGACTTGAGCCATTGGTTGGTGCCGAAAAGGCAAAACTATTAGCAAGCAAAATGATGGAGTTGGATAGACTCCCAGCTAACAGAACTGCGAACAATAAAAACAACTTCACCCAATACGGAGTAATTGCAAACGAAGCGCTAAAGACTGCCATGGAGGAAGCTGGGGATGAGGGACGATGGGTAAGCGTAGATGCCGTCCTTGGCGGTGACGCAAATAACCCAGGGGTTCAACTGCGACTGCATCGGGCTAGCGGATACGATCTTCCTTCGAAAGCGACGTTTGCTCGCGCACAGCAAATTCTAGACGCGGCCTTAGAGGGAGACGCCCCAAGAATTCCGACAGAGGAGCCATACAGACCAAGTTACCCAAATCGCGAAGTTCAGGAGATTTCATCCCCGGTGGCGGAGGGCGAACAGGCACCTCCAGTGGACCCTGGCCCGGTGGCGGAAGCAACCCCAGTTCAGCGAGATCTCTCGCCGCAGTCTCCTGGGACTGTGGAGGATGGCCCGCCGACGTGGGCAAAGGCGGTTAAAGGAGTATTTGGCCGCCGATCACCGGCTAAGACTGCCAGGGGTTACAAGGTTGATACGCAGTGGGGCGTGGTACCGCTTGGTTCACTCCGGATTTCAAATACTGACTCTGGTGAGATCAATCCTGAATTTCCAGGCCAGCTTCAGCCAAGGCAGCGCGATCGCAAAAGCAGCGACGAGCAGATACAGACCATCATCGAAAGGTTTGACCCGGATCAAGTGGCTGAAAGCTATATCGCCACGGATGGGGCTCCGATTGTCGGCGAAGAGGATGGAGCGGTTGAAAGTGGGAATGGCCGCAGTATGGCCATTCGCCGAATCTACGAGCAATTCCCTGATAAAGCCAGCAGTTATCGCCAATGGATGATCAATAACGCGGATAGATTTGGGTTGGATGCCAGCGCCGTATCTCAAATTGATCGTCCAGTGCTGGTTCGTATTCGCCGCGGGATGCCGGAAGGCGTGACAAGGGCAGACTTTGGACGCGATGCAAACGAGCGAACAACCGCCGTGATGTCGCCTGCAGAGCAGTCAGCCATCGACGCCAAGGGCCTGGACTCCAGACTCGTTAATATGTTCGTCCCTGAAGGCGGCGATATCAACAGCACCGCAAACACTCAGTTCGTCAACGCCTTCATTGAAAAACTGGTTCCGGTTTCTGAGCGCAACGCGATGCGTGCCAGCGACGGCCGATTGAGCACCGGAGGCGTGCGCCGCATACAGAATGCCATTTTCGCCAAGGCATACGAAGATCGCGGCATGGTTGAGCGCATGGCAGAAGATCCGGATGACAATATCCGCAGTGTCGTAGGGGCGATGGTCGCGGCTGCGCCCAGGTTCATATCAATCAAATCGGCGATTGCAAGTGGAGACTTGCACCCTCTTGATATCTCGAACGACCTTTCTGCTGCTGCGAGCACACTATCTAATCTTCGCGCTGAGGGGAAGCAAATCGACGACTACCTAAGCCAGGTGGATATGTTTGGTCGACCAGAAATTCAGGATGCGATACTCACCACTCTGCGCGACCTTGGCCGAAGCAAGGCGCGGTTTGGAGACATCCTGAATCAGTACGCTGATGCCGTAGAGGCTATTGGCTCCCCGAAGCAAGTTGGCATGTTCGGCCAGGCGGAAATTCCAAGTCCTATCGCTATTTGGGCTAGTATCGTAGAGAGAGAGCAATTAAATGCCAGAGGAACCCAAGAAAATGCGGCGCAGGGACCAGTGGATGCAGGCGGTACCGCAATCGGAGATGGAAGCCGGAAGGGCGCTTCTACGAAAATTAGACGCGCTCAAGGCGAGCAAGCACCAAAAGGCCCTAGCTCACCCAGCGCCACAATTACCCAAAGATCCGGGAACACCGTAGAGCAGACCCCATCTGGCCCGCAAGAGACTCTCGTCACCGACATCGAGGCGCGCGAGTCCCAGATCGCCGCGCGGAATGATCGCAATCGCCCAATAGCCGAAGTTCCGTTTTCGCTCGTCTCCGAGGAAGCGCCGCAGCCGACAGGGCCGGATGAGCGGCAGGAGTCGATGTTCGGCGATGACAACGAGATCGCGTCGTACGCTCCCGGCGGCGATCAGGTGGCCGCCAAGACGCCGAAGCCGTCCTCGCCGAAGCCTCCCGCTACCCACGGAAGCATGGTGTCCCGCAGCGCGATCGTCAAGGACCTGTCCGCCATCCTGAACGACATCCCGATTCGCCAGGGGCTTTTCCGTGTGCCGGGCGCGCTCGGAATCTTCAAGACTAGGCAGGGCGTCATCCGCACTAAGAAGGCGCTCGACCTTCCTACGATCGCCCACGAGATCGGCCATGCAATCCACAAGCGAATCTGGGGCATAGACGCCAAGAATCCGAACAAGCTGAACAGCGGCCCGCTTCGCAAGTTCAAGAAGGAACTGGGCCCGCTAGACTACGACCCGCAGCAGAGCCGGCCGTTCGAAGGGTTCGCGGAATACATCCGGCTTGCGCTTACCGAACCGGCGACGGCTCAGAAGAGGGCCCCGCAGTTCCACGCCTGGTTCCAGAGTGAGTTGGCGAAGTACCCGGAACTGTCCGGAACGCTCGATAAGATCGCTGATCGCATCCAGGACTGGGAGCAACAGCCGGCGCCGGTGAAGCTGGCCGCCGGTATCAACGTCACCCCTGAAAGCGACACGTTCTGGAGTAAATTCGTCTCGTTCGCTAAAGACACCAAGTACGAGCTCGTCGACGACAAGATTGACCTGAAGAAGACGGTCGAGCTTTTCAAACGCCTCGGAGCCGACGTCGACGACACGGCCAACTCCTATCGGCTGGCGCGCATGGCCAACGCCTCGTACACTCGCGCGCACCACTCTCTCATGGAAGGCACTGTTGGCGCCGACTACAAGGCGAGCGACAAAGGTGGTCTGCGGCAAATCCTTCAGCCAATCGCAACACGTAAGCCGTCCGAGCGAAACCACCGCTTCTCCAAGTTCTCCAAGGACTGGGGAATCAAGATGGCCAACGACGGGATGGACGACTTGCGCATGTACCTCGTCGCCCGCCGGCTGCAGGACTACATGAAGCGCGGCCTGGAGACTGGGTTCACCAACGAGCAGTTGAATCAGGCGATCAACGCCACGAAGACGCCTGCCATCGTCAGCGCGGCCGACGAAATCCACAACTTCCAGAACCGGGTGCTTGACTACGTGACGGACAAGGGGGCGATGTCGCCTGAGTCCGTTGACTGGATCCGCGCCAACAACGAGTTCTACGTTCCCCTCTACCGCGTCATGGACGACGCCGCAGGCAAGGCCTTGCTTGGCCGCAAGATGATCGACCTAAACTCTCCGGTGATGAAGCGGCGCGGAAGTCAGCGGGAGATCATCGACCCCCTGGAAAGCATCGTCCGCAACACTTACACGCTGTACTCGTTCGCCGACCGCAATGAGGTTGCCGCGACGCTCGTGAAGCAGGCTGCCCGGGTGCAGGATCAGGGTGCGCTCATCGAGTCCGGTATCGTCATGCCGATGAAGCGGACTGAACTATCGCTGGCCGAGTTGAAGCCGCAGATCGAAGCGGCGATGGAAGAGGCCGGCATCGAGATTCCAGAGGATCTCGACCTGGACGTGGTGGCCGCCATTTTCCGTCCGAACATGGACCCGCAGCGCAGCCGCGGTATCGTCCGTGTGATCGTCGACGGCAAGCCGGAACTGTTCAAAATGGACCCGACGCTGATTCGGGCTCTCGACTCCATGGACAAGGCGTCGGCGAACCTGCTGGTGAAGCTGGGCCGCCCATGGAAGAACTTGCTCACGTTCGGCGCCACCGCCGGAAACCCGGAGTTCGTCATCACCAACTGGAACCGAGATCAGATCATGGCCGGAATCCAGTCTCGCAATGGGTATGTGCCTTTCATTCACGGATGGTATGGCGCGTTCAAGCTGCTGGCCGATAAAAAGCTGGTCGAGGAGTGGACGCTAAACGGCGGCGCCTCATCGGCGATCATGCCGCTGACTCGGGACAACCTTCGCTTATCAGTGGACAAGATGACGATGGGGCCGAAGGATTTGGTTCTTCGCCACCCCGCCCAGCTATTCGACATTCTGAAAGACGTACTGACAACCGCCGGAACATACTCAGAGCAGTCCACCAGGCTTGCAGAGTACGCCCTGGCAAAGAAGAAGGGCAAAAGTAGCGCCGAGGCCGCTCTCGACTCCAGAGACGTCACCTTGGACTTCGAGCGCATGGGGAAGACCGCCCGGGCCATTAACGAGGTGGTGCCGTTCTTCGCGGTCGCCATCAACGCCATGGACCGGTTCGCCGAGATGCACAATCCACGCAATCCAGCCCTGTTCAAGCGGGCGCTGACCATCGGCGCCGGAATGGCTATGGCTTCATTGTCGCTGTGGATGATCAACAAGGACGACGAGGACTACAAGGCGATCGAGGACTGGAAGCGGGATTTGTTCTGGTTGATCCCCACGAAACCATTCGGTCTGGAGAAAACATTCGGTCCATTCATCCGAATCGCCAAACCGCCGCTGTGGGGGCAACTCTACGGCTCGACGATGGAGCGCTGGGCGGACAGCCTGTATAATCACGACCCGCTGGCATTCGAGGGATTCGCGAGCACCATATGGCAGCAGGCGGTTCCTCCGATGGCCATGCAGGCGATGCGGCCTTGGAACGAAATCCAGTCCAACTACAACGACTTCACCGATCGCCCGATTGAGTCGCAGGCGATGCAGCGCGTGTCTCCGGAGAACCGGTACACCGCCAGCACCTCCGAGGCGGCGAAGAAGATGTCGAAGGCGTTCAAGTCCATCGGAATCGAAATCTCGCCGGTGAAGGTCGAGCACCTGATGCTCGGCTACACCGCCGGCCTCGGGCGCTTCGTCACGACGTCGACGGAAGAGTTGCTTGGCATGAGAGAAGATAGGCCCGCTATGGGCCCGGCTGATATCCCAATTCTCCGCGCTATGGCTACTCCGTATTCGCCTTATATTTCAAAAGATTACAAGCTATACGATCAGAGAGTTCGGAAGCTGCAACAGCGCAGGAATGACGCCAAACTCACCGGCAATAAGTCAGATGGCTTAACCGCGAAGGAAGCTGAAGACTTGAAGCAACTTGAAAAACTCGGCCGAGAGTTTTCTCAAATCAGAGCGCAGCAATACGCGAACGCGAAAGCTGTGAAGGTCAAAAAGTTGACCAACCCCGATGCCCGCGAACAGGCCCGCGACGCGAACGACGCGCTGGCAAAGAAGCGCGAGTTGATTCTACGCAAAAACAGGCACTTGTTCAGTACCAAGTAGCCACCCCCCCCCACACCCCCACGACTGGAGACCAACACTATGCACTTGAAGTGCCTGATCCTTGCTGTCTTTTTCACTGCCTCGGCACTCGCCCAGCAGTGCGCAATTGGAGCCGAACCAAGCGCCACCGCCTGCCAGCAGGTGATGGGGTACAGTGGCGCTAATTTAATCTCACTCTGCCAGGCGCGCAGCATGCAGCCGTCCAAGGCGCGCATGTCGATCGCGTCGGCAACTACCGCGAATCCGGTTGTCTTCACTGTCACCGGCGGGCATGGATTCGATATCCCTTCGCTTCCAATCGTAACTTTGTCGGGCGGGACAGGGAACTGGACTGCGGTCAACGGAACCTTCACAGCGACGATCATCAATACCACCACCTTCAGCATTCCCGTCAACAGCACTTCCTTTGGCGCGCTGGCCGGCACTGTGGTCTTGGAGACAAATGCCCCGCTTCTAACCCAGAGCGTGTGGAGCGTCAAGAAGTTCGTGTACGACGGGTTAAACAACCTAATTTGGTCAGGATTCGTTGGGGGATCATCAGCCGAACGCAACACTTGTTCGTCCTCTCCGGCACAGGCGCAGTAAGGAACCATCATGAAGAAACTCATCTTTTTTATTGCGCTGGCCGCATTCAGCCAACAGATCAAGGTCAATCCGTTTACCGGCCTTCTAGACCTTGCCGGATCCTCTTCCAATGGGGCTGGCAATCCGTACGCATTTTCAGCCTCGGCCGTCACTTCCTTGGCGATCGACATCTCGTCGCTCAACGTGACCAACACGAATGCGTTCATCGTTCAATGCTGGAGCGGTACCGCGGCGCCATTCTCGCCCGTAACAGTCACAAGCGTCAATCCTGCCTCTACCACTTCGATCACGGCCAACTTCACATCAACGGCCAATGTCACCTGTCGCGTAAACTCAAATGGCGGAGTTGGCCCTACCGGGGCAACCGGTCCTGCAGGCCCGACTGGCTCTACTGGGGCCACCGGCGCTACGGGACCAACCGGCGCCACCGGCGCGACGGGAGCCACCGGGCCACAAGGGCCTCCTGGTTCGCTGGTGTTGAATACAGGAACCACGCTGCCTGCTACCTGCTCGGTTGGCGCCCTGTTTTTCAAGAGCGATGCGCCCGCCGGCCAAAACATCTACGGCTGCACGGCGACGGATACATGGACGCTGCAAGCTGGCGGCGGGGGCGGAGCGGCACTAACATGGACCCCGACGCGCACCAGCGATACTGTGCTGACGCTGCCAAGTATTCCCGCAAACACGCTGGCCGTGGGCTCTTATACTTGCCCATCCGCGATCGCCAGCGGGGCGACGTTCACGGTGTCGTCCGGGACTGGGACGGTATGGTTTGCCCTTGCGAGCGACTGCACGATTGTCGCCCGTCACAACATCGTTGGATCGTGCGGAGTTGGATGTAGCGCCGTTGCGGCGTCTTCCGGCTTCGATCGCACCGACCTGCAGCTTTACGAGTGGGTTATCACCTCCGGCGTTCTGGCTTCCACGGGAACGGCCAAACTGCCCGCCGCGCGTAGCACGGCGCTTGTCGCTGGCCCCAATGTATCGTTGGTGACTGTTGACGGGGTAACTGAGATTGGGGTGGCTGGAGGGGTAGGGACTGGGGATGTCGTTGGCCCTGCCTCCTCGACGGACAATGCCATCGCGAGGTACGACTCGACGACCGGCAAGCTGCTGCAAAATAGCTCAGTCACTATTGACGACTCCGGGAACATTGTGACGGCTGGATCGATCACAAGCGGGTCTGGTGGTGGGGCGGCGGGGTATATCGAACTTGGTCAAGGCACCGCGCCAACGGCTGGTACCACTAGCGTCAAACTGTACGGCGGTAGCGCGATCACCTCGTACATTATGCGGGTGCCATCGGCGGCTGGGACTGGGTTTATCCTTGGCACCAACACGGCGGG